GTCTTACCACTACCACGACCACCATAAGCACATCTGTAACGTGCATCACCTTGAAAGACTGGTACTAACTTAGGTGGTAACTTAACAGCAGAATGTAATAGGTCTAAATCAGTCGCAGAGTTGTGCATCAGTCAAACCTTCTGGCAATGGTTCTGCTACTAAATGTATTACGTCTGGATGTTTAACTCTATTATCATCAATAAGCACCTCTTGTTGAGTCTTTTCTGAGTAACCATGGTTTGCCATCATTAACTTAACAATCGTTGTATTAAACTCATTCTTGAGTCCCTTAGATATAAGTAAACGTGCTTGTTGTAACTGGATTCTCTCTAACGTGTCGGAAAACTCTGGTTTCTCTCCACTGTTTGCCCAGTCATAAAGTGTGCTTCTGTGTATTCCAAGAGCAAATGCTAAACCCTCCATTGAAGGTAATGGGTCATCAAACTTCTCATGCTCATAGACATATCTGTCTGCTTTCTCTTGAATCTCTTCAGTATATTTTGTTGGTCTTGCCATTAGTGTAAACTCCTTCGAGGTAGAACTTCTGCGTCACTTTCGACTTCCATCTGTTCTCTCATTGATAAACACTCAGAATGAGCAATAAGCATATCCTCTTCTGTTAAGGACATCATCATCAAAGCACATATATACAGTGACTTAAAGTCATCCTCTGATTCTATATCTACCTTGAGTTCGTTTATACTCATTCATTCCTTTCTGTATCCCATTGATTCATAGTATAAATCTTCTGGATGTGGTAATTGTATACCAAAGTCAGCAGAAAAGAAATCTATCTCTTGTAGGTATTCCTTGAACTGGTCTACGTTTAATTCAGTTGTAGAGCGTAATGCCTCAATAACCTTATCTTTAGTTTTAACCTCTCTATACCCTAAGAACTTATCTCTAAGTATGTCGTGCATAGCATCTTTAGTGTACCCAGTTTGCTCTGATAGTTCCTTGACCCAAATCCAATACAATGCATTCTGTCTTTGAGTACGATTCATTCTATCTTCTTTTAAACTAATCATTGCTTTCTCCACTTGTGGGTTTTCTCTAAAAAATGATTGCACTAAACTTTCTACAATTTGTTGCTTAGGTTTATCTCTATGTATAACTCTATTAAAATTAGATGTCTTCATATTATCTCCCAAACTGTTGGTAAGTTTCTGTCATTGGTCTTAACTGACTCTCCATACAGTAAAAGTATTCCTCACCAGTTCTCTCATTCATCTTCTTTTGTTGCATGTGTTCTCTTTTGTACTGCCATCCACAAATCTCATAGTAAGGCATCTTTCCCTTAACAAACAAGAAAGCATCTACATTAGAAGTTAGTTTCCTTTCGTTCAATCTAGTAGACCACATCGCTTCTTTGTGCTGAGGATTATGAAAGTCCCACTCTGATGTCTTTACATCTACCTTGATACCACCAGTTAGAACTAAATCATAATCTGGATAATCTTTTGGGTCTATGTCTGTGTCTAAATCTGGATAGACATTAAAGTGTTTACATGCAACTATCTCACCTGCACAACCTTCAATAGATATTTCTACTGGGTCTCTAGTTGATTGTATTTGCTCTTTAACATTGCGTTGAGTGTTGTTCTTGTTTCTTGCCTCACCCAACGCTTTTGCTAGTCTTTGTTCAAATGTACCTAGTTTAAATTTCATGACGAAAAAAGTGAGAGGTTTTACCCCCTCACCTCATTAACTAATACTCTGTAGTGTGCTCTTTGGATATTCCAACCACCTGCTACGATAGAGTAAACATCAACTTTTGTTTTCTCACCAGTAACTGTGCCATTGATAGAACCATCAACACCAATCTTTAAATTAACGTCTTTGATGTCACCAGACTTCTTCTCAACTCTAGCAATAAACTCAACTTTCTTTTTTTCTACTTCTTTATCAAGTAAGTTGTTTAACCAAGTATCACCACGCTTTTGATTAATCTCATAAGAAATAGTACCTACTACATTCATAACACCTTTGCCAATAGACTTTTTAAAATCTTCTAAATTTTGTTTAGCAACTTTGTACTCTTCTGGTAATAAGTCTTTGTTGTGTGGAATAGTAATCATGTTGTGTTTCTTGCAAACATCTGAAACTGTATCAAACAAATTTCTATATTCTTTGTAAAGACCCATATAGTAGTTATAACTAGCGTCTCTCCAAGTGCTTAAAAATGTATCGATTGCTTTATAATTTTTCATTGTGTTTTCCTATTTGGTTAAAGTAAGTATATTATAGCAAAGTTTTATATCGTATGCAATATATTAATTAAAAATTAATTCATCTTTGTCCCAAGACTTCATCTTGTCTATTACAAGTTCGCTATCGAAGAAACTCTCGAAACTACCATCTGCAAAACAAATATCGATACAGTCATCATCACATTCTGCAAGTACCTTAAATAGTGCTACTTGTGGTGCAAGATGTCTTTTAGATTTAAGTTCAGACCAATCTGATTCAAATGTCCAGTTGTTTCTAAGACTTGACCAATGATTGTGTGCTTCAAATGTAGAATCTCTATGTTCATCCCAACCCTTGATAGATTCTATCGCTTCAGATTTCATACCATCAATGATTGCGTTAATTACTGCTTGTCTATTTCCGTTCATAATATTTCCTTGTTTATTGTTTAAAGTTGTTGGGAGGTTTTACCCTCCCATGTTATTATTTGCTATATTTGTCTTTCCATAAAACTTCATCACTTGCTTTTGACCAGTATTCTGGATTGTATTGTTTGTTAGGTGTTCCGTCCTTTTTATTTAAATGCAACCAAAGAGTATCCAATGTTGTATCATCAACCCACTTTTTGTTTTTTTTTACACCAGATACTGTAAATTCATCACCATAAGCATTGATTACAATATCTCCGTCTTTACAGTTATCTAAAATGTCGCCCCAGTAAGTGCCAGTTGTGTCAGGGTTTTGATTGTTCCAAGTTGTCATAATGTTTTCCTATTTGTTTAAAGTAAGTACATTATAACATCAATTTATACAGTATGCAATATATTTATTAAAAATATTTTTAGCACTTCCATCTACGTCTTGCTTGACGTATTCTTGAGTTAGGGTCGTTCCGTGTTTTAGCAGAACTTCTTTTGAGTTGTCCTAGTGACCTAGCACAGTATGATTTACGTCTTTTGGCATCCTTAGACCCCTTCTTGACTTTACCAGTTACAGCAGTTTTTAGTTTAGAACCCGGATTCGCTTTACGATATGCTCTGACCCCTTTTTCGGTCATTCCTGCACCAGACTTGGTCTTGCGATAGTTACCACCTTTGCCAGTGGTTTTTGGTATTGGATTAGTTTTTTTACGCTTCTTTTTATCAACTGCCATAATGCAATTGTAACAGTTTATCTCCCATACTTCTCGACAAATTTGTTGACGTTATCTAGATGCCACTCTTGAGTACCATAGACCTCTTCCCATTTACCACGACCCATACCATGAATACCAGACTCACTGGAGCGATGATGCTCCCAACATAATGGAATAGTAAACTTGTCATCTGCTTTCATAGATAACCCTTTGTAGTCATGACCTACTAAATGATGAACCTCTGGTGTCGGTCTACGACATATGCAACAACCATAACGTGATAGTGCATCGAATCTTTGCTTACGTTCTTTCTTAGTCACGAAACCCCCAATCTCTGAGTATGGTTTCAACATCTTGTACAGAATATGCAACTTCCACCTTGCAACCCTCATTTGTAATCTTTCCAAATACTTCAACTTGATTCTTAGTAACTCTGCCCTTAGGACTATCATCTGTCTTCGGTCTTTTAACTTCAATAAAATATGCTTTACCATCTTTCAATAGGCATAGGTCTGGAATACCTGCCTTTACTCCCTCTGCTTTTAATTTACTTGCTACCTTGATATGTCTGTGTCCACCATTAGGAACAGCAAAGTAGAATATTTTACGAGCATCTAAATACTTACAAATTGCTTTCTGGACTATGTGCTCAAGTTCTTTTGGCATAAGTAGTTAGAAAATCTCTATTCCATCTATTCACTTCACGCCACTCTTCAACGTGTTGAATACCTTCATCACAACACTCATCAATCCAAACTCTATTTTCATCACTAGAATTGAGTGCTTGTATACGTTTCATTATTGCCATTAGTTCTTCTATTAACTCTTCGTCTGTAAACTCGTATTCCATAATTTTTTTAAGTACCATTTGTTTTTCTTAACATAACGATTGTAACCCACCTGAGTCTTACACAATCCCCAACATAAACACTCGTTGCAATACTCAGAATACTTCTGTTGTACGAATGCTCGAAACATCATAGATTTAGTTTTTCTTTCCATTTGTCTGACTTGTGCCTCCCCTTAATACAATTCAAACCCAGTATGGTTAAATGTAAATCAATTCTGTCTTTTCTGATTCTGTCTTGTAGACCAGACCAACTAATGCCTAAGATTGACGCAAGTTCATTATGCGTCAGTCCTAGTTCTTTTATCGCTTGTCGTAAGTTATCGTACTTCATCGTAATGCCTTGTTAAATGTTTTAAAGAAATTGTTACGTTCATTGCGTTCTTCCTCCAACTGTATCTTTGTGCCCATTCTTTGGTTAATAACTGCTCTTGCAGTGTTCTCACTTTTTTTCTGTAGCAGTTCATCATAGGTAAAACCTTTAGACATTCTAGTATGAATAGTTGCTCTATGTATTTCTGTACCATGCAACTCTTTGTACTTCTCTAGAATGTCGCCAACTGTAAAAGTCTTATCACCCATCGTATAGATTTTTTCTGGTTTAGTTCTAGAATGGGATGTCATCTGTAAACTCCACGTTCTGTGCTACCTTAACTTCTGGCATTGGTTGATTGTTAGTTGTAGGTCGGTCGTCTGTCGCACCTTTAGGTGTAAGATTTTTAACAACACCACCAAACCCATTAACTACAATCTCAGTAGTGTAACGCTTTACTCCGTCATCACCTTCCCATGACCTAGTTTGTAATTTGCCCTCTACATAGACTTTATTGCCTTTCTTATAGTATTGACCCACTATGTCTGCTAACTTGCCAAATACGACAATTTTGTGCCATTCAGTAGTTTCTTTTTTCTCACCAGACTTATCAGTCCAAGTCTCACTTGTTGCTACGCTAAATGATGCTATAGAACCATTCTGTGCGTCTCTATGTTGTACATCGCTTCCGATGTTTCCAATGATATATGCTTTATTTATCACTTCACTTCTCCTTCTTGTGGATTAACTTCAAACCAAATATTGTGTACTTCATGCGTATCACCATACTTATCTACAAATTCTCTAAGTTCTAACACCTTAGCGTGTTCAATCATTTTTGCCTCTTCTGGTCTCATATCTCTCCTTAAATTAGTTGGTCAGTTTTACTTTATTAACGAGGTCAGGAAATACGATTCTGGAAAACCCCGACTAGACAAATTAGGTACTGACCAAACCCTCTAGTTATTTATGTATGCAATCAATACGACTACACCATTTATTATTGTTAATGCTTCTATCATAGTGGTGGTGGTGACATGTGTGCACTGTTATCTTCAACATATTCTTGCTCTAGACCCAACGCATCGTACAACTCATTAATGTCATAATCTTTCTCAACAGCATAATCAACTAACTCTGTCACTGTGTCTTCTGACATTCCGTCTTCTCTTGCATCTTGTATGATGTCTACAACTTTATCTATGTTGCCTCTAGCACTACTGATGCTATCTTTATATCCAGTAATCATTGCACCACGTCTAGCACTAGGTGATTTATCAGCAAGACTAAATGAGTCTGCCTCTTCTTCACTATACAAGTCAGCGTGTACACCTAATAGTTTAAGTACCACTCTGTCCTTAGCACGTTTCTCTGCCATCGCATACAGATACGCATTCTTACAGTTCTTAGGATTTGCCTCACCAGTAGACCACTCATAACGTTTTCCTCTGTGTCCACCTACAACCATACATACGTTGCCTTTGCTCATATCTGTCTCAACCATAACTGGTAGGTCAAACGTAATACTTTCTAATACTGCTAACTTCTCACACGCTTGATGCGATAGAATCCACTTACCACTTTGTGTGTGTTTCCAGAAGTTACCTTCATCCATCATGTTGTGTTTGTTTAGTAATTCTATAACTGCTTTCGGTAAATTATTATTTGCCATTTCTCTTCTCCCTCTTTAACTCGTCTTCACGATTCCACTTCTCTTGTTCTTCTACTATCTTGAAGAACTCCCACATTACCCAGAGCATAACCCCTAAGAATACAATCTCCCAAAAACTAGGCATTTAACACCATCCCTAGTAGTGTAGTTGCACCCATAATGAGTACAACCACAACTGCTACATAATCCATCTTATTAGTAAAGTCTTGCATTCCACTTCTCCCACTCTGCCTTTACTTTAGGATTGTCCATAATCTTGTTAGCAAGACCTCTTAACAACTCACCAGTCTGTGTGTCTGTAGTGACTGCTCGGTTGTAATCATCATACAACCAAACATTCTCTTCACCATACTCAGCAATAAACTGGTCTCTCTCTACATCAAAGTCGTAGTCAACTATTTGCGTTCCTCTCATTATCTCTCTCCCCAAATTGATTGTGCAATCGTCTTGTTTACTTCGTCTTGTCTAAGTAATTGCATCGCTCTAGATTGCTTCTCATTAACATCCATATACTCAATCTCTGATTCAGCGTCTATGGTCTCTCTAATCCAGAGTGGCAGATTAATCCACCACTCCTTGTATTCAAAATAACTCATGCTACTTTGTCCGATACTGATACTAGGTCTTCGTTAAAAGTGTTACATTTGAACACGTTTGTAGAACCAGTCTCACTCATCAATGCTTTCTCATACATCTGCTCACACTTTCTGTATGCCTCTTCTGATGAAGTTGCCTCAACGAAGAACTCTAAGTCTTCCTGAGTTCCAGTTAAATCGATACCGATGTTAGTATCAGAATGGTTACCTACATACATAGTTACTTTCATGTCTGTTTTGATTTGGTAATTTTGTGTTTTCATTTATATCTCCTATGATTTATTTAAAGTCGTATTCTTTATTGAATACATGAGTATTATAGCATCAATTTATATCGTATGCAATATATTTTTTAAAATAATTGTGATTGTGTTGCAACGTACCCAGATGCATCATACTTTTTGCTTTCACCTTTAGGGTATGGTTGTACATCGTACATCAGTGCTTTTCTTAATTTCTTTTTGTGGGTCTTGTTACCAACAAAGTAAATGTATCGATGTTTTCTGGAACGCTCTCGATAGTAAAAATCATCACCATACTTTGCTTTAAATTCTTCTAATGTTTTACTAATGCCTTTGCTATGTAAGTGTTCTTTACCTTTAACTGCCCATTCTTTTCGTTTTGCTGTAAGTCCAGTGTAAACAAAGTTTGTTGCCTGGTAGATGTAACCAACGTGTCCTTGATTAGTATCAGCATAACTTACAACGATTGTCGGTTTAGGAAGCATCTGCATTGAGCGACTAACTAACATCGATGCACCATTCTTATCATCAGTATCAAGTATCAGTCTGTTTAGTTCTACTACGTTGTTTCTGTATTCTTTGCCACAGACTCCATCGCATAATGTTGGACTTGGTGGTGACCCATAAGTTACGACACCTACCAGTTGTCCATCATCAAATAATCCAAAGGCAAAACTGATTGATGGCATTCGTCTTGCATAGTGACGATTCATCAACCAGTCTTTTGTTTCCCAATTTTGAATTGGTTTGACTTTCATATTTGCCCAAATTTAAGAGATTATTACCTTACCCTACTGTTGGTATTGCCCAATATCCATAAATCATCTTATGACGAGAATCAAACGTGTCATAGACTACTCCATCCTTAATCGCAACCAGATGTTTTGCCATACGACCAATAACAATTCCTTTTGGCATATCTCGGTGGTACGCTTTTCGACCATCGAACTTTGGTGCACTGTGCCATACCCATCCGTTCTCTTTAAGAAACTTATCGTAGATTTTTTTATAGACACCATCTCGTGCTGTTTTTTTGCCATACTCTAATTTGTTTCTTTTTGCAATTTCATCGTAGACATATTTGTAATCAAGTTCTAATGCAATTGCTATTGCTCTAACTACACAGTCACCTGCATTCTTACCTTTAAAGTATTGACTTCTACCACCATCAGAATATTTATAAGTTGTCATATTAATTTCCTTTTGTTGTTTAAAGTAATTCCAATTATATAGTATGCAATATAGAAAATGTAATTAATTTACAAAAAAAATACAAAATGCCTTTTTGCCTTTTTATTTGCCTTTTTGGTTTTTAGGTTGTGAACAACTTTTTATTTTTAATTTTTAATATTATTATTATTAGTGGTCGTTTTTTCTGTGGATAACTCAAACATTTCCTTAATTATCAACGCTTTATCTTGTGGATAAGTATGTGGATAAAAATGTGGATAACTTTCTAAATTGTGGATAACTATAAAAAACAGTCTATTTTCTGTGGATTGTGGATAACTCAAAATTAGGGGGTGTGGATAACTACCATCTTTTAGTTAATAATCAATAACTTATCTTGTGGATAACTCTGTGGATAACTGGTGTCCATAACTACAGCAGTTACTAAATTTAAATACACCATATATGGTTATAAAATTACTGTAGAAACGGACATTGATTGGTGGGTAGACGAGAAGAGGAGTATTTGAGGAATACTTTGCTTATTGAGAGAGACGCCTACCCTTTGATTAAGATACCATATAAAAAAGTTATATTGTTTTTATTTTGGCATTCCTAAATATTCTCTTTTGTCATATTTTTGATTAGCATAAACACCATCTTGGTCTACATAATGTATAAAAATCTGGACTTGCTCTTCTCCATCATAAGGTTCTCTCCAGTGTTCTATTTCACAACCCTTATAAACTGCCATACTACCAATAGGTATTGTTACTTTATTGTTGTTTAAATAAATATCCCAAATGTTGTTTTTATCAGCAGATATTGTTATTGTTGCAGAGTATTGACATGCAGGTCTGTCTACATGTTTTGGTAGCACAGCACCTTTGTAATAAATTCGTGAGTAAGAGTAAGTTGGATATAGTTTTTTACCTACAGTGTTTTCTATTTTTTCTGTCATCATTTGTAATAGTGACTCAGAACCAACTGAACCATAGTATGGAAAAGAATTATCTTTAACTGCAGAATCACCAGAGGATATTTCGTTTGGTGTTAATTTAGACAGCACCTTTTTTGTTAATTTTAGTTCGTTTTCTAGTAACTTACAAAGGTCTTTTGATATGACATTATTGACTAATACATATCCATCCTTATCAAATAATTTATTCATTTTAGTGGTACTCCACAAAACCAATTTACTAAAGAATATCTAGTACCATGTGTTACTTCATGTACTTTGTGCATCATCCAAGATGGAAAAAACATTAGTGTTCCTTTAGTTGGTTGTATTTTTTCTTTGTCATAAAATTGAAACTCACCACCCTGAAAATCCTCGTTTAACCACAAAACCATAGATAATTTTCTAGTCTTTCCATTTAATAATTTATTATTAGGTATATCTATTTGACGAAAACCATTGCAGTCTATGTGGTAATCATAATGTCCACCAGTTTCGTATCTTCCTAGTTGGAAATCTTCAGCACAATCTATATCCAAATTCCATTTACTTTTTTGATTAGCATCTTCCATGTATACCCAAAATAAATCGTATAACCATTGTTCATTACACCAAACGATGTCTGTTTTTCTTTTAGAAATATCAAGACCATTTAAAACTTTTGCTTTTTGCCATTGGTTTTTTGACAGTTTCATAATTTCAGCAATAGTATTATCATCTACTGCATTTTTATAAACACGATAATGGTCTGACATTATTTCTTGCAGTTGTAACTAAAGTGCTAGTGGGTTCTTATTTCTGTTATCAAACTTATCTTCTGCTTTTTCTATATCGTTCTGTAGATTGTTAATTTCTGTATTTAAGGCATTTAATTTTTCTTTAATGCCAACAATAGACTCAGAGTTGTTTTTTACCTCATTCGTTAAATTTGGTCGTTCTTGTAGTTTAATAATTGCATCTGAGTTTGCACCTACTCTTCCACTTAGTGGTGCATCATCATAATCAGGTCTATCTTCATGTGCTAGTGTCTTTACATGTGCAACATCATCAAGCATGTTTAGATACTCTTGATAAACAACCATACCTGCCCAAATAAGACCAGATACTGCTACGACTATAGTAACAATCCATTGTGCAGACATTTTCTTACCTGCCAATGCTTCTTTAATAAAATTTAATATTGCTTCCATACCATCTTCCTTCTTGTAAATTGACGCTATCTTTCATCATTATAGTGTCTTGTAAATTGATTTCCACATCATAGAAACTAGGTTCATCATAAAATGTAGGTTCTACTAAGTTTAATGTTTCTACTAATTCTAACCCAGTATAAGAGTTAAAACCGACAATACTGCTACCGAATACGCTAGTGTTATTAGTATTGCTACTAAGAGATACAAGGGATGTTTTCTGAAGAGCGTCAGAGACTCTTGTAGATGTTGATTTAGTTTCTTGTTTTGTTTTGACATTCTTCTTTACCTCTTTAGTTTCTTTTTTTACCGACTGGGTTTTTTTGGTTTGTTTGGGTTGTGCCTTAACCGACTGGGTTTTCTGGGTTTGTTTGGGTTTTTGTGGTTGTTGTACCACTACTGGTGGTGGTGCTACTGCAACTTCGACTTGCATAGGTTCTGGTTCTATGACTGGTTCTATTTTAATTGGCACTTCATACTCGATTGTTTTTACTGGTGATGTAGGACTAATTAAGTCTAGTGGTATTTCTTTGTAGTCATAGTTTAGATACAAATCACTAAACAAAATATCATCACTACCACAGAATGGACACGATGTAGTAGACCTATCGCTTACACCTCTGATGCCCATAGCAATAACATCTGCATCCTTTAGTACTGATGTGTTTGTATATGTATGGTCTATGTTTGTCCAAGTGTTGCCATCTGCTGTAACTTGATAGGTATGAATCTGGTCATCTATAAACTTGCCATAGGTAAGTTCGCCATCTTCTTTAAAAAAACCTACTGCTATCTCTACGACACCATTAGCGTATGCTTTGTATTTATATCCATAATTAACTTGCTCTATTTCAAACTTTTGAGTATCTAAGTTAATGTTATGTGTGGTTATTGCAGAGTTTAGGTAAGGGTCTGTACTCCCAC